AAACGGTCAGTCACAGAACGCTTTCAGCAGCAGGTGGCAGAATATGTGCGCGAAAGTCCATTAGAAATCCATGATCGTCGATATGTCGTGTAATCTCAACAGGGTAATAGACTTGGTCCCAATCAGTGCCTGTTCCAGTCAAACGGATCACAACTCTTGGCGTTAAGAGCATATCTCCGCACGCCTGGCCCGTAATCACCTTTTCATGCCGAGAGAGATCGGAATACACCTGATTTGCAAGCTGCTGTGCCTGATCCTCGGTAAGGTTGGGACGAACAATGATGTATTGCTGCGTATTTGACTGGCTTGGACTTCTTATCTCTGTGCTTGCCGGAGCGCCGCGAACAAAAGCACGTGCTCGCTTGCCATGCCATGATTTTACCACAACCTGGATGCCCTTCGCGATCGTCAGAGCGCGCTCCATCTGAAGATCCAGGAGGTTGGATGACTGGATGCCATTCTCGTCTATCTGCCAGCGCGCAACCCAAGGGTCCGCCGAAGGCGGCGTAGCCTTCTGGAAGTAGAGGGTCGTACCATCAACGTACGCATCAAACCCCTCATAGCGCGCTAGCATGGTTATCAGATCCCATTCGGTCAGAGACCGATGGAACTGATCGAGCGAAATGCGATCGTGATCGATCTGGTAGTACCGTCCAACGGGCGTCGTAGTTGGTGTCGCCTGAACCGAAAGCCCCTCCTTCGCTGCGAGCAAGGAGACGATCTGGGAACTGGTTTGGTTGACGTAAGCCTCTTCTGTCTTATTATCAATAAAGCGTCGAGTTAGGTCGCGCCCCTCTATATGAACCAGCCAATTTGTCGGATGCGCTGTAATCGTGTCCACCTCGCCGGTAAGCATGGTGGTCCAAACAACGTCATTTTCGGTGCCATCATCAGGCACAAGACCGAGTTGAACCTTTCCAAGGAGATCCTTCTGCTGAGACCACCAAGTAAAACTTCCAGCGCCCGACACGGGCTGGTTGTTATATATGGGCGGAGCAAAAGTCACCGAGAAGCGGGCCGCATGAAACGCATTCGTCTGCGTCACTCGGGCAGATAAAGCTACATCCACCTGATGTCCTGCCGCAAGGAACCGCAACCTCGGATGTCGTACCCGAGATCCTTCATATGGATCGTTAAGTGGCATTCTACTGAGCTGGCACTCCACCGCCCGCGTTTGGATCGCGGTTCGGTATTTTCAGAGTTACAAGGCCCGAAAGAACCGGGTCGGACAGCTTGTTAAGCTGCGCAATCCTAATCCACTGTGTTGCGTCACCAAGCTGCGTCGCCGCGACACGAAACAGATCGCCGCCAACGACTGTGATGGTCTTCACGGCCCGACCTGTGAGAGATTAGTATTGATACGCCCGATGTAGGCAGCAGCCGTCACAAGCTGGGCCAGATTGGCCGCCTGCGTTACGGCGAGCGTCACATTGGCAGCGGCATTCAGAGGATCGGCCGGAAACAGCGTATTGTCCAAAGAAGCTTCCGCCTGCAACTTCGCCAACGAAGCCTCAGCATTGGCTTGGGAAGCGAGAAGCTGAGCTTGGGAATCGTCAACCGACTGTGTCAGGCTTACAAATGCCGCGCCACGAGGATCGAAGGCATTAGGAACAGCGGCAGCGGTCTGAATTGCCTCAACGGAATCCAGGTCATCGCCTTCTATGCCAGTATCTACAGCAGCCGATGCGTCATCATTCACTGATTCGTCAAGCGACGGAATATCCGGAGGCGGCCCGGCATCAGCACGGCTGATGACCTCACAACGAACATGATAGGGTATCCAGCCTACCGTGCGGTGATCGAAAGATGCCTGCTTAACGACTACCTGGTACGACTGATCGAGCCAAGAGAGCGTTACCTCTTGGCCCATCTGCATCAGCGCGTGAAGGTGCTGCGCGCGATCGGAGGCGTCCGACCCTTCGAAGATGCCTTCCCATTCGATCGGCGGGTAGTCGATACCGAGGGCATCTACCACGATCACGCCACCAGGCGCCACGTGTCGGACTAGGCGCTGGATGCCGGACCACGTAATCTGCGGCGGAACCTCCGTTTGGGAAAACGTAATATCCCCAAGTGTTACAGAGGAATCCCCAGCACCGAAGTCCTGGGTTACCGCTCCAGGATACGGATAGATGTCTGGGTGCAGCGCGTAGTTGGCGTCGCTCATTGAATGGGCGCGAGCTGACCAGGTTGCGGCAAGGAGAGACGACTATCAGGAGCAGTCGGACCCGCTGGTGGTCTGGCCAAGGCGTCCGCTTGGCTTTTGGCCACAAAAGTCCCGACCTTTTTCCCGTCGAGATTTACGACACCCTGCATTTGAAGGGTCTGAAGAATCGTCCTGTTTGGATGATACGGCGCAGCCTCGGTCGTATGATGGGCTGCCGGGGGAGGGGCCGTCTTCCAATCGATCTTGGGTTCAGGTGGCCCAGGTGAAGCCGGCGGTGGTGGTGCGTTTACGTAGTTTGTCTCGCCGGTGAGATCGTTCAAGAAATCATGAAGCCAGTCCGCAGCGCGGTTCACGGCGGTTGGAGTGTGAGATTCTTTCTGCTGTTCGGTTTTAAGCTGAGCCAGTGCTTGAGCTTGGGTTATAACCGGCGTGCCGGGCGGAGGCGGCTTGTCCGATTTAAGAACCTTTGCCAATGCCTCCTTCGCTATTTGATCTGCGCGCGCGATTTCGGCAGGTGACGGATCGTGTCTAATCCATGCCGTTGTTCCTGACTGCGGGCCGGCTTGCACAGCAGCTTGCGGGGGCACTCCCGCTGGTCTTGGCGTGGCAGCTTCTGACGGTGACGCAGGTGGCCTTGGAAGGCCGGACATCGAAGGAACGGATGGCTGCCCGACATTGGTTGGAGCAGCCGGGGGCCGAGGTGGCGCAGATTCGGGAGGAGTGGCAGGCGGCCGAGGCAGAGGACCAGCAGCCGGCGGTGCCGGAGGCGTGCCGCCAGGAGGAAGAATGGGAGCTGGCTGAGTGTCGTCTTTCTTCCCAAAAAGCCAGTTCCAGAACTGAGCGGCGCCCTGTTCGTGTAATTTCTGCACGGCCTCGGCATGACCAGCGCCGAATACCTTGTTCTCGACGATATCCGATCCGCGCTGCAACCCCTCTTTCGCGCTGATTGCACCAACGACAGCCCCAGCCGCGATTGCAGCACCAGCGAGATTACGAAGACCGCCCGTCAGGGCGGTTATCCCGCTGATCGCAGCACCTCCGGCAAAAAGCGATGCCGCCGACGCAAAGCCGCGCAAGGCAAAAGTTATGACGCCAAGCGTTCCCCCAACCGCCACGAGAGCTGAAAGGGCAGCCGACAGCTCTAGAATTCGAGTTGCTGCTACGGTGTGATGAGTTACTGTGTATGTGAGCGCGTGTATCGCATCCGTTAACGCATGTAGAACACTAATCTCAGCCTGGATAGCCTCCGGCGATCCGAGAGCCTCACGCAGCCCCTGCCAAGCTGCTGCCAGTTCCTTCTCGTTGGTCGTTAGATCGTGTTCGTGAAGCTCTTGATATGCTTCCGCGACGCCGGGCATTTGTTGAGATAGCCGCAACGCGCGCTCCTGCTGGGGCGCATTCTGCATACCCTCTGCGATGTATCTCTGGGTCGTCTGGCGCCCAAATACCTTAAAAATTTCCTGGAGAATCTGCATCTCGTTCATGCCGAGCTTTTCAAGCATCGGCACAAACTGCTCGCGCACCCATCGTAGAGGATCGCGTGCCACCTGAGCAAAACGCTCTCTTGCTTCATTGCTTAGAACAATATGACCGTGATCGGACCTCCATTCGCCCGGTCGAAGCATTCCAACCCGCTGCATATCATGAGCGGTGTGAACCGGCATTGTGCCACCGATGAGCTGGTTCAGGAGCGATGTCTGCGCGGTTCCAGTGCGAGACGCCCCCATCGAGATAGCCATTTCCATTTGCTCTAGGAAAAAGGCTCTCGGATCTTCCATTCGGCCAGCAACGCCGGCAGTCTTGCTCATGGCGAGCAAATCAGCGGACGTGAACAGACCGCCAGAGATATTGATGGCCTTATAAGCTAAATTCAGGTACTCAAGCAGCTTGTTGACATCGAAATGCTTTTGCCCGTCCGGGCCTGTGCTAGTAGTACCTCCTACGTTTTCTATTGCCTTGACGATGTTCTGCGTAGCTTTGTCGGAATCTTCTCGTCCCAGATTCCCGATCAGGTACGAAAGCTTAGCCATGAACGGCGCGACACGCTCGCTCATCGCATCGGTTATGTTGTCTAGCTGCGATCCGACTTCACGAAACTGCTTTACATTCTCATGAGGGACGCTGGTAGGAACCTCACGCGATATCTCAAAAGCACGCCGGTACTGCTGTGGAATAGTGGCAGCAAAGTCGCCGCCCATGTTCTTTGTCTGCTCTAGCTGCTTGTTCAGCTCCTTCGAGCTATCGACGATATCCTTGATAAACTTGAGGCCCTCAAAGCCAGCAAAGGCGCCTACGGCACTGACCGCCAAACCCCTCATGCGCCCGAGGTTTCTGTTTAGCTCCTCTACTCTCGCGTTAACGCCGACCAAATGCCGCAGCATCGTGCTAAGCACTTCGCCGGCATTGGTGGTCATGCCGATGTGGATGCCGATTCTGAAAATATCGATCAAGAAATATCTCCAGATGATCCAAACGTGCCGTGATACTTTGCTGATGCCTCACAATATGCTTTGTGTGCGTCTTCCTTAGTGGCAAACAGACCAAGGTATATCTGACGGCGATTTAGCATTATCTGCGCTTTCCATCGTCCGTCACGATGTTCGGTTATTCCCTTAAGTCCGCTTCTATTATGAGACCGTCTCGGCCCATTTTTAGAATTTTCAGTATGGCTTGCTAAACGCAGATTCACCCAGCGATTATCCGACTTATCACGATTTACGTGATCTACCTCATACTCTGGCCACTCGCCAGTCATGTAGAGCCAGGCCAGGCGATGAACGAGCCTATATTCCCCGGCAATGAAGACGCCGCGATAGCCATGAGACATGGTCCATCCGCACAGGTCTCCTACCTTGATGCGGTTGCTGCGAGGCTTCAGCCATCGCATTTCGCCGGTGTCTGGGTCGTAATGGACCAGTTCACGAAGCTGATCCGCAGTCAGGTCTTGCTCTTTCGCTTTGCAAAGTGCAAAGTTGTCCGTAGCCATTCGGGTGCCCCTAACACTCGTGTGGTCAGAGGCCCGGTGCTGTTACGAGCAGCACCTGGGCCTCGCATCCCTATATAGGTACTCCTACGCTGAAAGCCATGCCTCCATTAGACATGCGAACCGACTTTCGAGATGACGGCGGAACCCGCGCTTGGAGAGCAAACCAAGCCACTTGGGGACAAGTTATAGAACAACCGCGTGGCATCCGAGCCAGATGGCGTAACCTGAATGTCGCTCAACAGATTATCCTACTGCTCGGCCTGATATGGTCCCCTCTGATTATCGGGTTCCTGCTTTTGATCGTCGATACAATCTGGCGCGCGCTCTAATCCTCGGGAGAAATCCCGAGCCGGCCGCCAATCACCTGCTCGCCAACAAGCGCAATAACCGGCGCTGCGCCGACAATCTTCGCCACCTCTTCCGCCTTCCGGAAGGCAGCGCCGCCCAGGAAGGAACGAGGCGGAATATGCGTCGTACCTAGTTCCTGATATTCCGCAATCGGGCTGTCCGACCCAACCACCGCCTCTCTCTCGACTACACGATATTCAATGGAATCCCGCATTTCGCCAGTGCGCAAAAGCGGCTCATCCTCTGCGAAGCCCTGCCGAACGCGGTCCTCTTTCGTGCTCTCCGCTAGCTCAGCCCAATGTACAAAGGGACCGGCTTCTTCCTGGTAGTGCCCGATCTCTTCCTTCGCTTCCTTCTGAACAATCTTCGCTGCCCGCTCCAGCGCCCTATGCTCCGCCACATGCATTTCCATTGTAGCGCGCGCCAAATGCTCGATAAAGCCAAGCAAGCTCATCTCAGGCATGGCTCAATCCACCCAGCGGAAGTTATCCCAGTCGAATTTCGACCCCTTCAAACGCCCCATGATGATTACCCAAGCAATGCGTTCTTCAGGGTCAAGATTGAACGCGGTTTCCTCGGTTACGCCGCACTGGATGAGGAAGAGGCAGTCTCGGAGGGGGCCGTAGTCGGCGATGAGCCTGATTGTGCCAAAGGGTCCGGCTTCTCTCCTGGTGTCGCAGAGGCTGCTGCCGCTTCAGCTTCTTCCATCACCCGTTTGATTTCAGCCGAGCGATGTACGTAAATCGCCGCCATCCCCTCATCGCCGAGACGGTCAAGCATTCCGTCAATATGTTCTTCCTTGCTGGGAAGGGGTTGAGGAACGCCATCAATATCCGATACCATACACGCGCATTCAACCATCTGCACGTATGGCTGATTCTCGGCCTGCTTCGGATCGCGCGAACCGATCGCACGCAGCATCCTGGCTTGATCGCGAACCGTCAGCTTCCGAAGAGTAAGCCTTCGCCCTTTCGCGTCCGTCAGAACATCGGGCACTATAACCTCACACGATTTTTCGAGGGAAATTCAAGCTTTGAAAGATCGACCGGAAGCAAGTTCATGTAATAGTAATACACTTCGACCATTTTCCGATTATTGTCATTTCCTTCGATGCGATCATGATCCAGAAAATCATTCAAAGGCTTTGACCAAGTGGTCGCCAGTTTGAGAGCTTGCTCGAACTGATCGTCCACGATGTGCAAGGCGTATTTCTTGCATACATCGTTTGACATCGCCGCGTGCAATGCCTTCCCGTATTCCGAAAGCTGATCTGGATATGGCCAATCAGGGGAACTAAGGCACAACTCCAAGGCAGCGAGTTTGCTGCCAGTGTCAGCATTAAACCTTGACACTCTTACATCCTTACTCGAAGTCCCGCAAAAAACTCCAACGTCTGCC